AATTGGTGGACAGAGAGGGGCTTCCCTATCTTTAACCACTGATGCGGTAGACGTAACGGCTAAAGACAGTGACGGGTGGGAAGAAAATATCCCGCACATTAGGCACTGGAGCATCGATTTCGATGGCTTGCTTATAGAAGATGACGCTGGATTAACCGCACTAGAGAGCGCTTACATGAGCGGCACGCAGCTGATAGTAGAATTTTCTACACCCGGTGGCAGCAAGTACACTGGCACAGCTACGCTAACAGATTTTAGTTACGATACTCCATATGATGCAGAAGCTACATACAGTGGCACGTTACAAGGCTCCGGACCATTAACTAAAACACCGTAGGTGGTAGTTGATGCCTAAGCCATTTGTAACAATAGAGCTAGATAAGCCGAGGCATTTACGCTACGGATTTAATCAGTTATGCGAGCTAGAAGACCTGCTTGGAGTAACAGTAAGTAAGCTGCCAGAAATTGAGATTGGCTTCAAGGAACTTAGAACACTTCTTTACGTAGGCTTACGTGGCGAAGATCCAGATTTAACGCCTGAAGTGGTAGGCAGCCTTATAGATGAAGCGCAGTCTTTAGATTACGTATTTAGTAAGGTGTCAGAAGCGCTACAGCTAGCTTTCGGGAGCAGTGAAGAAAAAAACGTTCAGAAGCCGGTAGCTTAAGCTGGGATGATATATTCAAAGCAGCTACCGGTTTACTGGACATGCCACCTGCGCATCTGTGGCAGCTTACTCCAGCTGAGCTGATTTTGATGTTAGAAGCTAAAGCAGAAGAAAGAAAAGAACATTACAACGAAATAGTGTACAGTGCTTGGCTAACGGCTGGATTGGTTAGGCAGAAGAAGCTACCTAAGCTAGAAAGCTTAATCGTAACTGAGAAAAAGCGCAAGAGAGTAAGCCCTGAAGAAAAACGAAAACAGTTAGACGAGTTAAAAAAGATATTCGGAAGGGGGTGACAGAGTAAATGCCCGAAAACATTATAGGTGAAGCAGCGATAGCACTGCGAGCTAATTTCCAGGAATTTCAGGAAGACCTAGGGAAAGTGCAGAAGGAAGTCGAAAAGGCTGTCACTCCCATTAAGAAAAGTTTTGAAAGCATCGGCGATAGCTTAAAGAATGTAGGGAATAAGATGAGCGACGTAGGCAAAAACATGTCGCTAAAAGTTACAGCACCTATAGTAGCAGCTGGAGCAGCAAGCATGAAAGCATGGGCAGACGTAGACAACGCTATGGATACGATCATTACGAAGACTGGTGCAATGGGAGACACAGCTGACGAACTAAAGCAGGCATTTAAGAACGTAGCTACTACACTGCCAGCAGACATGCAGACAGTAGCTGAAGCCATCGGAGAAGTTAATACCCAGTTTGGACTGGTAGGCGAAAACCTAGAAGATGCAACCAGGGAATTAGTACAATTCGCAACGCTAAATGAAGTGGACGTGTCAAGTGCCACCTTAAACGCAAAGCGGGCAATAGAAGTATTCGGATTAACAGCTAAAGACGTAGGCGAAGTACTAGACAGCGTAAACTACGTAGCACAAAGTACCGGTATAGCTGTAGACCAGGTATTTGAAGCAGCAGTTAGAGGAGCGCCGCAGATAAAAGCACTAGGATTAAGCTTCGGCGAAGGCGCTTTATTGATGGGGAAATTTCAGCAGGCTGGATTAGATAGCACTAGGGCGCTATCGTATTTAGCTAGGGCACAGGTAGAATTCGCTAAAGATGGTAAAACCTTACAAGAAGGGCTAGCTGAGCTACAGAAAAAGCTGCTAAGCTCGAAAGATAGTACTGAAGCACTTACTTTAGCCAGCACGTATTTTGGTACTAAGGGTGCAACGATAATGCTAGATGCTATACAGCGTGGCGTACTAGATTTAGGTGATTTAGCAGCAGCTGCAGAACAAGCTGGAGGAAGCGTAGCATTAACGTTTGAAGGAACCCTAGACCCGATAGACCAAATGAAGGTATTGATGAATAACCTTAAGCTGGCACTAGCTGAAGTTGGCACTTCGCTGCAGACAGTATTAGAGCCAGCATTAAATAAAGTTATTGAGGCAGTACAGAAATTCGCAGATTGGTTTAATAACCTGTCGCCAGCAGCGAAAAACCTGATAGTGACTATAGGCTTACTTGCAGCAGCACTTGGACCGCTGCTTTTGATAATTGGGCAGATTATCAGTGTAGTAGGTACGCTGACTTCGTTCCTTCCGGTATTAGGCGGAGCATTTACCCTGTTAACTGGACCGATAGGCTTAGTAGTTGCAGCAGTAGCTGGAGCGATAGCTATAGGCGTAGCACTATGGAAAAATTGGGACGAAGTAAAGGCATTTATAACGAACATATGGAACAGCATAGCAGACACGGCTAAAAGCATTTGGACAGGGATAACTTCCTTCTTAGGTAATACGTGGAACACGATTTCAACAGCTGCAACGAATACGTGGAATGGAATGAAGAATGCAGCTAGCACAATATGGAACGGAATGAAGCAAGTAATTTTGGATCCGGTAGGCAGTCTGAAGGCTGGGCTGCAGATAGCATGGACGAGTATTTCCACTGTAGCAAGCACGGCTTGGAATGGAATTAAGTCAGTAGCAGGAAGTACGTGGAACAGCATAAAAGACGTAATCACTAACCCGATGAAAAGCTTAAGCGGAGTGCTTGGTGATATTTGGTCTGGCATAAAGTCAACTCTATCAAACGCTTGGAACGGACTAGTCAAAACGGCATCAGATATTTTCAGTAGAGTGAAAGACGCTATTTTAAGTCCATTTAAGAACTTGCACATACCGCTGCCGCACTTCTCATTTTCTATTAAGCACACGACTATAGCTGGCATAAAAGTGCCGTATCCAGACATAGACGTAAAGTGGTACGCTCAGGGAGGCATATTTACATCGCCGCAGATAATTGGTGTAGGTGAAGCTGGACCAGAAGCAGTAGTGCCTTTAGACCGAGCTTCTAGCTTTATAGATTACGATGAACTAGCCAGAGCGATAAGTGAAAACATTAAGCCTAACCTATCGCTGCAAACTAACATTTACAGCCCGGTGGAGCTATCGCCTGCACAGATAAAACGTAAGCAAGAGCAGCTGCTTAGACAGCTAGCATTGGAGTGGGCGTAATGACTACTTTGACATTTAGAAACGCAAACAATAAAAGCGTAACCTTCAGTAACAGAAAGCCATTTATTTTAACGACCATAGAAGGGCTGGACGTGCCAGACATTACAGTGCAGACTTACAAGGGATTAAAGCAAGACGGAGTGACGTATATTGACAACACCTTAAACGAACGGGCAATTAGCCTAGAAGCAGTGATAATAGCTAACACCTACAATGAACTGGCAGAGCTAAGGCGTAGACTGATAGAAGTATTTAACCCTAAGCTTGGACTAGGAGAGCTGATATTTGACGATGGATTAAGACAGCTGAAAATACCAGCAATTATAGATGGAGCCCCTATTTTACCCGGTGGTAGTAGTAACCAGAGCGACAGGTTTCAAAGAGTGTTAATAACCTTTTACTGCCCTACGCCATTTTGGCAGGAGCTAACAGAAAACATAGTTAACATGGCTCTATGGGTGGGTGCATTCCAGTTTCCGTTAAACATACCTGAGACTGGAATTATAATGGGCTACAAGGAAGAAAGCATTATAGCAAACGTAGTTAATAACGGTGACGTACCCTGCGGAATACGTATAGAGTTCAAAGCACTTGGCAGTGTAGTTAACCCGTACATAGTAAACCTTAACAGCCAAGACATGATAAAGATAAATAAGACGATGCAGGCAGGAGAGATAATAACGGTAACAACGCACTTTGGAAATAAGAAAGTAACTAGCGAGATGAATGGAGTAGTTAATAACATCTTCCAGTTTGTAGATCCAGCTTCGGTATTTCTTCAGCTGGATATCGGAGACAATATCCTTAGATACGGAGCAGATGCTGGAGAAGAAAGCCTAGAAGTTAATATTTTCTACAGCCCGCAGTTTTTGGGAGTGTAGGCATGGAGATTTACGTACTAGACAGTGGACTGAACCTAAGCTACATAACAGACGAAGCATCTAGTGTAATTTGGCACAGGAAGTACTTTGAACCGGGAGAGTTTCAAGTAGTAACGATTTTAAGTCAAGAAAATCTAGACGCATTTAAGATTGGCAATTTTGTATGGCTGCACGGACAGGACGAAGTTGGAGTAATAGAGCACATAGAATTTAGGCAAGAAAAAGATGGAAGTCAGTCCATGATGATAGTAGGCTCATTGGCTACCGGTCTATTAAGACGAAGAATAATTTTAGGCACGGAATATATTAACGACACAGTAGAAAACGCTATGAGAAGAATAGTAAATAACCACGCTGTAAGCCCCGCAGACAGTGCAAGGGATATTCCTTCCCTTGTACTGGGTGAACTGAAAGGATATCCTGAGCGGATAACGTACCAAGTTTCTTACGCTAATGTATGTGACGAACTTCAAAGACTTGGTCAGTTAGCTGGCTTAGGCTATAGGGTACTTTTAGATTACGACAGCAAGCAGCTTATTTTTGATGTGTACAAGGGAGTAGATAGAACGGCTGGGCAGTCAGTAAACTCTAGGGCGGTATTTTCTACAAATTACGAGAACGTGCTAGAGCAGACGTACATAGACAGTATGAAAGACTATAGAAACGTAGCCATAGTAGCAGGTGCAGGAGAAGGAGCGGAAAGAATAATAGCCACTGCTGGAGCTGGTATCGGATTAGACAGATTAGAAATATACGTAGATGCTAGAGACCTACAGCCCGTAGACGAAATGGGCAACCCCATACCAGAACCGGAATATATAGAGCTGCTAGTTAACAGAGGGCTGACGCAGTTAGCGCAGTATCCACTAAATAGGACGTATGATGCTAAAATAAACGTAGTGAGTGGTAACTTAGTTTATAGGCAAGATTTCGATCTGGGTGACTTAGTAACGATAAAGAACGATCAATGGGGAGTTACAATTGACACAAGAATAACAGAAATGGAGGAGGTATACGAACAGACAGGCATGGACGTATACGCCACATTTGGCAATAAGTTACCGACGCTGATAGATAAAATTAGAAAGGGGGGACGGTAAATGGAAAGAAGCGCATTTTTTAACTCTGTTAATAACGACAGAGTATATAACGCACAAAGCTTTGCAGAATACTTCGCTAGCTTTATAGCTAATGGAGTATTTCCTAACCCGAGCAACAACCTGCAAGTATTCGCCTATGACGGATTTCAGTTAAAGGTGTCACCAGGTAAGGCTTGGATAAACGGATATTTTTACGTTAATGATGACGACCTATATATAACGCTAGATTTACCCGATGCAGTGCTCAGTAGAATTGATGCAGTGGTACTTAGATACAGCTTAGCTGATAGAAACATTAAAGTAGCGGTTAAGAAAGGCGCATTTTCGAGTAGCCCTACACCACCAACGCTTCAGAGAGATGCTAGCATATATGAGCTATGCTTAGCACAAGTATACGTTGCAGCAGGAGCTACTAGCATAACGCAGGCTGATATTACAGACACGAGGCTATCTACGGAGCTTTGTGGCATAGTACACGCTGTAGTAGACCAAGTAGACACGCAGACGCTATGGGAACAGTACGAAAGCGAATTTTATACTTGGTTTTACGGCATTCAAGACATCTTAGACGAAAGCACAGCCGGAAATCTGTTAAACATGATTGAATCACACATCAACGCAGCAGCACCACATTCGGGGCATGAGACCCCCGCAGGGGCACAGGCTAAAGTGGAAGCTCATGCGTCAGCACAAGCAAGTTTAACCACTTTAGGACACGTGAAGCACGCTGTACTTACAGTTACGCTTGACACTACTTGGAGTACAGGAGCAACTGCACCTGCAAGTGCAGAACGTTACACTTCGCAGCTTTACAATGGCAAGATATACTGCCCACAATACAATGGAACAGCAATGCACATATACGATATAGAAACCAACACTTGGAGCTCAGGAGCAACCGCACCCGCAAGTGTGAGCCGTAGAACTTCGCAGCTTTACAATGGCAAGATATACTGCCCACAATCTAGTGGAACAGCAATGCACATATACGATATAGAAACCAACACTTGGAGTACAGGAGCAACCGCACCCGCAAGTGTGAGCCGTTGGACTTCGCAGCTTTATAATGGCAAGATATACTGCCCACAATCCAATGGCACGGCGATGCACATATACGATATAGCAACCGACACGTGGGCTACAGGAGATCCCGCTCCAGCAAGTGTATACCGTAATACATCACAGCTTTACAATGGCAAAATATACTGCCCACAATCCAATGGAACAGCAATGCACATATACGATATAGAAACCAATACTTGGAGTACAGGAGCAACCGCACCAGCAAGTGTGAGCCGTTATACATCG